TAACAAGAGTACTAAACTTTCTCATAGCCTCCATGTAATTAAGAGTCTTACTATTATCTACAGGTAGAAAGTTAGAACCAAAAAGAGATTTATATGCCTTTATATTTTTCATGGTATCTCTCCATGAAGTTTTAACAATATTTGTCGGTAACGTTCTTGCTCTTTGTTCATTTCTTTTTAGAGCAGTTTCTAAATCTGTCCATACAAAAACCATATAGGTATCATAACCCAACTTTTCTAATTTATCTTTTTTCTCTTTTATACTACTATATCTATGTCCTGTACCATCAATGATTACACCCAATCTACCTTTTACATATTGTCTTAATCTTTCTTTACTTAACTCTTTGGCAAATTTTCTAAGTCCACTACCATCTTTACCTGTTATGTCTTTGAATACGTCTGGTGGAAATTTATCTAATTCTATAGTTCCAAAATATTTTTTTAATAATAATTCAAATTCAGCATCTTGATTTACTATTTTTAATCCATATGGTGATACATTTATTTTTTCTGGTATACCAAATAAGTTAGAGGCAACATAAGACTTACCACTACCTGGCCCACCAGCAAGAAATATTGCTTTAAAAATACCTGGATCGTTTACACCCTCAGATACCACTTATCAACTCCTTTATGTATTTACCATGTTTACTATCAAAGTTATCTGGATAATGATTAATAGACTGATACTTCCAATCAACGTGTTCATGATTAAGTCTTGGACATAATTCTTTTTCACCATGACATACGAACAAATGAAAATTTTTATATGATTTAAATAATTCTAATTTATTTGGTAATATTAGTTGAGTCTCCTCTGATAATTCTCTTATCGCACCATCAATAGGTTCTTCATCAACATGAATATGTCCTTTTGGTATAGACCATTCTTGTTTTTTATCTGAACGTTTTAGACATAAGAAAGATTCTTTGTTTACAATGTAAACAACTCCAGCTACCTCATCACTATCTATCGATTCGATTATTAAATCTTTTAGTTTAATCATCATCTTTTAGCCTCTTTTGTCTATTTGACCTTTTCGTTCTTTGAACCATTTTCTAAACTGAGCAGGTGAACCAATGGTTATTGGTTTGTTACCACTTGCCTGTGATAATAATTTTTCTAACTCTTCTTGAGTTGTCCATTTATAATGTCTACTTTTTTTATCCAATACTCTATTGATTACAAATATATCAATAATCTTTGTATTATATACAAGAAGTTCATTCCACCAAGCAGTACTTTTATTTTTATCACTATTAATCAAACTCTTCTTGAATAGTTTTTTATGTTTGATTAAAGTTTTGTTAGCTAGGTCAATATAATCTTTTACGTATTTATTGATGACGGGCCCTTGTTCTTTTTTAGCTAATTCTTTATACTCATTATAATCTATCTCACCTTTATCTATCCATAAATCGTGATATTTTCTATCTATCTTCCTCATTTTATCATCAATACTATCGTAATCAAGTTTTGCCCTTTTCAACTCATTACGCCATATCATCGGGTCTTTATCAAATACGTGAAAAGCCTTTACCCATCTACGACCTTGTTTATCAAGTACAGTATCGAAATCAAGATACTTTCCACCTAACAAGTTTCCCTCTACATAACAAATGATACCACCCATACCTGTTTGAACACCACGACCTTTAGCTAATGATTCATCTTCGTGAGTTCGTGTGAATGTTGAAATTGATTTCTTTTTTCCAATAACATTTTTCATTTTTTCTATACCATCTGGTCCTGTTATGTGAAATGACCTTATAGGTATTTTTTTACCAAGAGCTCTTTCTACAGCCTTTGGTGTAAGTGGGATATATTCTGTAGACCTAACCCAATTCAATACAGCTTTTGTATGAGCAGGATACCACTTATTATCTATCCAAGTCGCCCCAGCTTGGTCTGAGGGTGCATAGGTGCCTTCCATCAATAAGTCTTTTAATTTAATCATCTCTTAATTCCTTAGACGCGTAATCTGCTAAAACATCAGGTAAAAAAGCATGTATAAATAGTGCACCACTAATCTTCATAGCTCTCCACCAATGTTCCCAATATCCTAAGTTATTTTCCCTTAAATGATTTACCACTTGCGACATGACCAGTAACGTGCTTTATGTCTTGGCCCTGGATTGTCACAATTATGTCTTGCTCTAAAGTTAGCTCTGGCTTTTGGATTTGATTTTCTAATTCTCATGGTTCCACCTTTAGCTTTACCACCTTGTCCAAAGTTAACTTTAACTACATTACCCTTTGGATTTTTTACATATACTTTAAACTTTTTAGCATCACCCTGCATAATCTTACCAAGTTTTACTTTACGACCTTGATATTCAGCTTCAAGTAAATCTTCGTTGAAAAATTCAAAAGTATATCCACCATAATCACCTGTATTTGATTCCCAATATATTTCATTCTCACCTAGCCAAGTGTTAGTTTGTACTCCCTCTTTTTTAACACAATTAGGATACATCTTACCGAACATTTTCTTCATACCTTTTTTCTCGTATCCTTTCCAACACTTTTCATCTAAGTCCCAAATTCTATTTTCATTCACATCTTCTTTTTTAGACTTGTTACCCCAATTTTTTGCACCGACTTTACGACACTTTACTAATGCACCAGAAGCGTAGGCTGATGGCCATACATCGTATCGAGCTTTGACCTTATGGTAACAAGCATCTTTCTTACCAGCTGCTTCATCAAATTGTTCTTCTGTAATTGGTTTACCTACCAACTCTTCTAACTTTGAACTCATTACTAACTCCTATTTCTTCTTTCTTCCAGCACAATGTGCTTTTTGACTAAATCCTTTTGGGTTATTACAATTAATACTTTTCTTGTATTTTTTACTCCATTTTTCATTAACCTTTTCTACTTTATAAATATTAGAACATCCACATTCTGTAACCTCTATGACTACAGCTTCGTTTTTCTTCCTATATTTTTTAGGTAGATAATATCTATGTTCACCATCTTTTTGATTACCAGGTACTTGTGCTACGTTTCTACCATAGAATGGATAATTTAACATTTCATTTACTTTCTTATATCCACTACCATAAGGAACTGAAGTATGTCCTTTTCTTTTCATCTTCTTTACTGTCTTACGACTCGGTGATGGTAACATACCAGCAGGTGCCCCAAACTCTTCATTCTTCTTTTTAGTTTTCTTCTTCATCTTATTAATGAAAGCACGATAAACAGCAGCTTGTGATGTCTTACCCATCTCTCTAGCTCTCTGTTCCATAGCGACTGCAGCCTGTATCTTATGTGCATGTGATTTACCACTACCTCTGATTTTACTGACTGAAGCTTTAGCATCTGCGACTGTGGCAAACTTTAATCCTTTGATTGTTCCTTTTGGATTTTCATCTGTATATAAATCTGAATGGGATTTGGAACCACGATGTTGACCTTTCTTTCTTGGTATTCTTGGTGCCTCATCTACTTTATCATAATAATCTTTTGGATGAAATTTCATCTCTACAACTTTAGCATCTTTTTTAATACTTTTTCCGTCTACTAAAACTTCAACGGGATATGGTTTATCTGGCTTGTTATACCAATACGCCATATCATATCCACCATTCTTTAATAGTCTGACTAAAAGACCTCTTTCGTAATCCTTATCCTCAGCCTTTAAGACCTTAATCTCTCCTCTTGGTAGAACTAAATCAGCCATTACTTCTTTGGTTTGGTGGACACGTATATTGGTTTCTTACCTTGTCCAGCAGATTGTTTTCCACCCCTTCCAGCTTTATTCTGAGCTGCTCTCTTTCT